AAATTGAGCGACGAAGACCTCAAAACATTAGACAGAGAACTTTTCAAATTTCAAAACATTCAACGCACAATAGACTTAAGAAGGCTAGAATTAGAAACCAGAAACCCAGATGCTCAAAGTGGACCTACTGTGGGAATAAGCAAACCTACCGAAACTATCGCAATCAGAATCGCAGATGATCCGACTTTAAAATTTCTTGAAGGATTTAAAGGGATTATTAACAAACTCTTGAGTAATCTAGTGGATGAGGATATGGAGATCTTTAATCTACGCTGGAGATACCCTCAACTGAGATGGGAAGAAATAGCAGAACAGAAATTCATGAGCAAAGCTACAATCTATCGACGTAGAAGGATTATCCTAGAGCAGTACGCTATTTTGAAAGGTGAGCTATAAATAAACATGAGACAAAAGACATCTTGAAGTCTCACAAAAAAAGGGTTATTATGATAGCATGAACTTCTGAAACAAAAACACACATCACACTTTAGGAGTCATCCTTAATTTTAGTCAGAAAAGTTGTCCAACAGAAGTATCGTCAAGAGTCAGCAAATGCTGGCTTTTTGTTTTGGGAAAGGAGGTAGAATATGGAATTTGTATCACCGATAAAAGATAATGACGACATTCAGGCAATGAAAGATTATCTCAGAGAGTGGAATGAGATGTATTATATGCTATTCATTACAGGCCTGAATACTGGCTTGCGAGTCGGAGATATACTTACCTTGAAAGTTAAAGATGTTCAAGGTTGGCACATCAAACTGAGAGAACGGAAGACTGGCAAGCAGATAACAAGACGGATGACAAAAGAGCTCAAGAAAGAAATGAGGAGATATGTCGAGGACAAACCATTTCATCATTTCTTATTCAAGAGTAGGCAAGGTCAGAATAAAGCGATTACTCGTGAGCGAGCCTATCAAATCATACATGAAGCAGCTGAAGAACTTGGCATTGATAATGTTGGCACACACACAATGCGCAAGACATTCGGCTATAAATATTATAACAAGACAAAGGACGTAGGAACATTACAGAAAATGTTCAATCACTCATCGCCTGCAATCACATTGAGATACATAGGGATAGAACAAGCAGAACTTGATGATGCACTACGGAATTTTGTCATTTAATTTTTTAGATATTACTTTCACATAATGAGTTAAGCATAAGCCGAAAAAATGAAACGCTTTAAAATCCATGATTAGCAAGGGTTTGAGATTTAGAGTGAGTTTAACAAAATATAAGATATGTGAAAGTGAGGGATAAAATTGGTATAGTTTGAGGAGAGGAATATGTTACTCATAGGATATTTAGTTTGTTATTTTATCGCATTGATGTTTTTGAAAATTGTTTTCGATTGGACAAAAGAAGATATAGGGAAAATATTTAAGCATGGATTGATTTTTCTATTTCTGCCCTTAGTATTTATTGGAGCTCTCGTATATGATTTTGTAGACAAAAGATGAGACAAAAGACATCTTGAAGTCTCACAAAAAAAGGTTTATTATGGTAGCATAGATTTCTTGTATGAGACGGGATAGGTCAAGAGCCTGTCCTTTTGTTTTGCAAAGGGAGTGTATATCATGTACAACAAACCAGTCAGACAGAGCTTGAAGACAAGGAAGTGGAACAAGTTCCGTGACAAGGTCATGAGACAACACGATTACCTTTGTCAAGAAAGTCTAAGATATGGGCAGTCAGTTCCAGCTGAAATGGTTCATCATATTTACCCAGTATCTGAGTATCCAGAACTTGAGTATGTATCTTGGAATTGTTTGCCGCTGACCAACCGCAAACATAATACGTTCCACGACCGCAACAACGATAAGATAATTGGAAATGGAATTTATTGGCAGAAGAAAAGAAAAAAAGAATTTTTAAATTTTTTCAAAAACAAAAATGAAAAATGAAAAAAATTTTTCTATCCCCCCACTTCAAAAAAATTTTTTCGAAGCCTCTGGGAACCGGTGAAGGGAACTTTTTCCAAGTCGGGGGCCTTCAAACAAAAAGGGGATAAAAACTAAGCATTTTTGACGAGAGGAGGTAGTTTTTGGCTAAACCAATTACAGCGAAGTCGATTAAGTCGAAAGTGGTCAAGCAGATGAAAGATTTGGGCACTTATCGGAAAGAGTTCGAGATGATCATTGATATTTTCGCAGGCATGCTCTATCAGTATCAGAAACTTGCTCAAGATTATGCTGATATGGGTTATCCAGTGACAGATACCTACGTCAACAAAGCTGGTGCTGAGAATGAGCGCAAAGTTCCAATATTGACAGCAATGGAAATACTCCGAAAAGACATTCTGAGTTATTCTAATCAACTGATGATGAATCCGAAATCTCTCGGTGAGGTGGTTGAACAAGAAGGAGAGTCACCTCTAGCAGAAGTCTTGAAGTTCAAGAATGAAATCAAGAAGAAGAGAGTGAGTGGAAATGGGTAACCTTGATAAAGCGAAAGAATACGCTCAACATGTCTTAACTCACCAAGAGGAACATTGCGAGGAGAACATTCTTGCAGCTGAACGTTTCTTGCGCGATCTTGAAAATCCTGAGTTTGAAATGGATGAGGATATCGTTGATTTCGTTGTTCACTTCATCGAAAACACGATAGTCCATCAGCAGGGCGATGATATGTTTGCGGTGTCTATCCGTAACAAGCCATTGCTCTTGCAACCGTGGCAACATTTTGTAGTTGTGAACCTGTTTGGATTTTACTACAAGGGTACAAATGAGCGCAGGTTCAAAGAAGCGCTTATCATGCTTGCTCGAAAGAACGGGAAAACCTCATTTACTGCTGCAATCGCACTTGCTTATCAGATATTAGACACAGACAGCGGTTCAAAATGCTACATCGTGGCAAACTCTGTTAAGCAAGCGATGGAAGCTTTTGGATTCTTGAAGTTTAATGTGGAGCGATGGAATGACAAGAACATTCGTATCAAGGACAATAACCAGGAACACTCTATTACTGCTAACTTTGGTGATGAGGGTTCTTTCTTTATCCAAGCTCTAGCGAATGATGAGAGCCGTCTGGACTCTCTGAATGGGAATGTTATCATCTTGGACGAAGCTCATACTATGCGAAACAGTAAGAAGCATGGTCTTATGAAAAAAACAATGTCAGCATACCGTAACAGTATGCTTTTTGTTATCTCTACTGCTGGGGACATTCCTACTGGTTTCCTTGCCAATCGTCTGAAATACTGTCAAAAGGTGCTCAAGCAATTGGTCACTGATGATTCATTTTTCATCTTCATCTGCAAGGCTAATCAATCTGCTGATGGTGATGTAGTGGATTATCTGGACGAGAACATCCTCAAGATGGCCAATCCGTCATGGGGTGTCACGGTTTCGCTCAAGGCTCTCAAGGAAGAAGCAGAGCAGGCTATGAATGATCCTCAGACAAGAAATGAGTTTTTTAACAAGACCTTGAATATCTTCACTAACTCTATGAACGCTTATTTCAACCCTGATGAGTTTATTGCGTCGGATAGTTGCTACGATTGGAGTTTAGAAGAGCTGGCACGCTTGCCGATTCGTTGGTATGGCGGTGCAGACTTGTCAAGATTGCATGACTTAACAGCAGCTGCTCTCTACGGTGTCTATAATGATGGTGAGAAAGATGTTGATATCTGTATCACACACGCTTTCTTTCCTCGGATTAATGCTCAAAAGAAGGCTAACGATGATGGAATTCCACTTTTTGGCTGGCAATCTGATGGCTGGCTGACGATGAGCAATACTCCTACCGTTCTCTATGATGATATCGTCAAATGGTTCATCAGTATGCGTGAGCGTGGATTTAAAATCCAAGCTGTGGGAATGGATAGGAAGTTTGGTCGTGAGTTTTTGGCCAAGATGAAAAAGGCTAAGTTCAAGATGATTGACCAGCCTCAGTTATTCTATCTGAAATCTGAGGGATTCAGACGGATTGAGTTCAAAGTCAAGAACAAGGAATTTTATTATCTTCATTCTGACGCTTATGAATACTGTGTGAGCAATGTTAGAGCGATTGAAAAGGTGGATGACGCTGTGCAATATGAAAAATTAGACGGAGACGGTGGTACTGCAAGGATTGACTTGTTTGATGCCAGCGTCTTTGCTTGTATACAGGCTCTTGCTAATCTTGGCAAGGGTGGCGATGTGATGAGATTCTTTGATTAGAGAGAAAGGAGGTGAGGAAACATGGGTATTTTTGAAAAGTTTTGGAAACGAAACAAGCCAAGTAAGACAATTAACATGCTGAGCCATTCAGATTTAGGGTTGTCAAACCTGATGGATTCGTATGTACCTTTGGCCAGAAATCCAGATGTGGTGACAGCGGTTAATAAGATTGCCGATTTGGTCTCTAATATGACCATCCACCTGATGGAGAACACAGATAAAGGTGATATCAGAATCCGTGATGGGCTTGCTAGAAAGATTGACATCAATCCGTGTGAACATATGACAAGGAAGTCATGGATTTTCAAGATTGTGCGCGATTTGCTTCTATACGGCGATGGAAATTCTGTCTTACATGTGGAATATGAACCTGTTACGGATTATATTTCTAATCTAAGACCATTTCCGATGAAAGAAGTTTCGTTCAAAACAGATAAGGATTCCTATGTAATCTCATTTAGGGGTGAAGAGTATTCCCCTAATGAAGTAGTCCACTTTGTCATCAATCCAGATCCAGATATTCCATACATTGGTACTGGTTTTAGGGTGACGTTGACAGATGTGGTTCAAAGTTTGAACATGGCTACTAAGACTAAAAAAAGCTTCATGAACGGTAAGAACATTCCTAGTCTTATCGTCAAGGTTGACTCGTCTAGTGCTGAACTAGATTCGGAGCAAGGGCGTGAGCGTATCGCTGAGAAGTATTTAAGCACTAGTAGGGTTGGCGCTCCATGGATTGTTCCAGAGGCATTGCTGGACATCCAGCAGGTAAAACCGCTTAGTCTAACGGATATCGCTCTAAATGAGTCTGTCGAATTAGATAAAAGAACAGTTGCGGGTCTGTTAGGAGTACCTGCTTTTATTTTGGGTGTGGGAGAGTTCAACAAGACAGAGTATAACAACTTTGTAAATACGACTGTCATGAGTATCGCTACCACTATTACTCAAACACTAACCAGAGACTTACTTTTGTCTAGTAATCGTTACTTCAAGCTAAATCCTCGCTCACTCTTCTCTTACAACATTACAGAGTTGTCTGAGGTTGCACGTCAAATGACAAACAGTACTGCAATGCGTCGTAATGAGTGGAGAGATTGGCTTGGTATGGCTCCTGATCCTGAGATGGAAGAGTTGATTGTCCTTGAGAACTTTATCCCTCAAGAGAAGATAGGAGACCAAAATAAATTGAAAGGAGGTGAGGAAGAGAATGCAGAAACGGAATAGTTATCGTGCCACTCAATTTCAAACGAGAGAAGAAGACTCTGGTGATTTGATTTTGAGTGGCTACTTTATCAAGTTTGACGAGGAGACGGAATTGTGGCCAGGCTACTGTGAAGTTATCAAGCGTGCTGGAGTTGAGAAAGCTATCAAAGACGCTGATATCAGAGCTTTATTTAACCACGATGATAGTCTTGTTCTCGGTCGAACAGGTAACGGAACTCTGACACTGGGTGTTGATGATGTTGGTCTTTTTGGGGACATCATCATTAACAAGGATGATCCTCAAGCGGTTGGAGCCTATGCCCGTGTCAAGCGTGGAGATGTTATCGGTTGTAGCTTTGGCTTTATCCCGATAAAAATCGAAACAGAGGAACGTGAAGATGGTTCGTATCTGGACACTGTCTTAGAACTAGAAATCTTTGAAGTGAGCCCATGTACTTTCCCAGCCTATCCACAAACGGAAATTGCTGCACGACAAAAAGACTTTGAAAGTCAGAGCCGTGCTAATCGTGAAGCGCTAGATAAGCGCAAGAAAGAAATTAAGGAGAAATTTAAGCTATGAATAAGGCGTTAATCTTTGGTGCTCGTATGCGAGCAAAAGCAACTAAGGTAGTTGAGTTGGAAGAAACTATCGAAGAATTGAACAAACGTTCGGTTGTTGAGTTAGAAAAATTGGATCGTGCTGAAACTGATGAAGAAGTTTCAGCAGTTGAAAAGACTGTGGATGATCTTCAAAAGGAAATTGAAGAAAAAGAAGCTGAAAAAGCGCAGTTGGAAAAAGAAATTGACGAGTTGGAAAAACAAATCGAGGAGCAAAATCGTAAAGCACCGACTTACCCAAGTAAAGAAAAGCGTGGAGGACAGAAATTGGAACAACGTGACGCAATCGCTAAATACATTCGTACTGGTCAAACTCGTGACATCGTAGGTCTGAAAACTACTGATTCAGGAAGCGCAGCTCTGATTCCTACTGAAGTTTTGAAACCTCATTTTGTCAATAAAACACGTAATCCACTTTTGGATCTTGTGGAACGTGTGAAAGTTAACAGTGGATCTGGTAAATATCCACTTATCAAGAAAACGGATGGTGTAATGGTTTCAACAGAGGAATTGAAATCAAATCCAGAACTTGGAAAACCAGCAATCAGCGAGATTGATTATTCCATCAAGACTTACCGTGGATATGTCCCTGTGTCACAAGAAATGATTGACGACGCTGACTATGACATCATGTCCATTGTTGAAGACGAAGTGTTTAATCAAGGTGAAAACACTGAATTGTCATTAGTTGCAGCTGTCCTCAAAAAAGCTACCCAAGCAGATGCGGCTGGATTTGATGGTATTAAAGACATCTACAATAAGAAGCTTAAATCAATTTATAAAGCAAGCATCGTTGTAACTAAGTCAATGTTTGCCGCACTTGATAAGGTGAAGGACAAAGATGGACGCTACATGCTTCAAACTGATGTGGCTTCACCTACTGGCTATTCATTTGGTGGAAAAACAATCTACAAAGTAGATGACACAGTGTTTGGAAACGAAGGAGATATGAAATTCTTCATCGGGGATGTCACTGAGTTCGTCAAAGAGTTTGACCGTGCTCAAGTATCCGTTAAGTGGGTGAACAATGATATTTACGGACAATTGCTTGGACTTTTTATCCGTTTGGATATTAAAAAAGTAGATGACGAAGCTGGGTTCTTCGGAACATACACTGACGCTGCAGGGTAAGGAGGGAACTGATGGCTTATCAAGTAATCCGTCCTTTTAAGGATTTGAGAGACCCTCAACAATATGAATATCAAATCGGGGATATTTATCCCCGAACAGGATATAAGAGTACCAAGACCTTCATTCAAGAGTTGTTAGATGGGTCGAATAGTGCAGGATCTATTTTCTTGACTAAAATCGATGATGACGATATTTCCGAAGGAGAACCAGAACCTCAAGAACCCGAAGAGGAAGACGAGGAGTAGTTATGGACAAGTCTCAATTATTAGAATTACTAAAACTAAAATTGGGTATAGCAACAAAACTACGTGATAAGCCTTTGGAAAAAATCATTGAGGCTGTCATAACTGAACTGGAAGAAAATTTGGGGGTTTCTCTTGAATTAGAAAATGCTGAACACCAAATGTTTGTAGTTGATTTTGCAGCCTTTCGCTATGAGGGTGGGGTGGATATGCCACGCCACCTTTTATGGCGGTTGCATAATTTGAAATTGAGGTAAGCAGATGGCATGGAACAATGAGATTACATTGATCTCAAGGGTTAAAACAGGATTAGATAAATTGCACCAACCTCTATTTGAGGAAAAGCGATTGACTATTTTGTGTCGTAAGCGTTCCATAACTCGTTCTGAATTTTATCAGGCTAGCCAGGTTGGACTTAGACCAAGCCTTATCCTTGATATTCATAGCTTTGAGTATAACAACGAGGAAGAAGCGGAATTTAATGGGAAACGGTATCGTATTCTTAAGACATTTCCGATTGGTTTAGAAATTCTGGAGCTGACCTTGATGGAGGAATTGCCATGAGTGTAACAGGTGACCTTTCAGCAGAAATTGCTAAAGCACTGAGTGAGTATTCTAGTGAGTTAGAAAATGAGATTGACGCTATTGCACAAGATTTAGGTGATGAAGCTGTTGCGACTTTGAAAGCGACAAGCCCAAAGAATAAAGGAAAGTATGGAAGAGGATGGCGTCTCAAAAAGAACGCCAAAGGATCATACGTAATCCATAATGCTACAGGCTACCAATTGACACACCTGCTTGAAAATGGCCATGTCTTAAGGAATGGCGGACGCAGTCGTGCTATCCCTCACATAAAACCTGTAGAAGAAAAGCTAATCAATTCCTTTGAACGCAAAGTAAAGGAGGCTATTCAAAAATGAAATTATCTGACCTTGTCGATATTCTAAGTCAAGCAAATCTACCTATAGCCTATCGTGCGTTTGAAACTGGACACGTTCCTCAGACACCTTACCTTATCTACTTTGAATCACATCCAGATATCAAGAGAGCAGACGACGAACAGAAATACCAGATTAAAACTGCGACTGTAGAACTTATCTTTAAACGTAAAGACGAAAATTTGGAAGAGACCTTGGAAGAGTTGTTGTCTAAACATCAACTTGTTTTTGAGGTGTCAGAAGAAAGCTATATCCCGACAGAAAGGCTATCTGTTAAGCCTTATACTGTTTATTTGTACTAAAGGAGAAGAAGATGACAAAAACAGAAAATAAAGTAACCTTTGGATTGAAAAACGTGCATATCGCACCAATCGAAACTATCAATGGGGAAACAAATGTCATTAGCTATGGGAAAATTTTCCGTTTCCCTGGAGCGATGAACTTGGAGCTAGAACCAAAAGGAGAATCGAAAGCAATCCCAGCAGACGATGTGGACTACCACTTCATGAACTCAAATGAAGGTTATGAAGGAAAATTGAAAGTACCTCATATCACAGAAGAGTTTGCGACAAAAATCCTAGGAGAACTCAAGGATGAGCAAACAGGAGTATTGACTGAAAAAGGCGATGCTTCAACTAAACCGTTTGCTATCATGTTTGAATTTTCAGGAGATCAAAACAAGACTCGCTACGTTCTCTACTACTGCTCTGCTAGTCGTCCATCGAACGGCTCTGCTACTAAGAGTGGAACAACTGTCAATGAGCGTGAACTCAGCTTCAAAGCTTCACCACGTCCGCTTGATAGCGTAGTGAAACGTTCGATTACGTCTGCAGACAAGAAAGAAGTGTATGACGCTTGGTTTACTAGCGTTTATGAGCCAACATCTCTAGGGTAAGGAGTAAAGAATGCGTCGAAGTATTAAAATCAGCAATAAGCGCTATGAGCTTGCAACAAATGCCTATACTCCAATCGCTTACAAGAACGAGTTTGGGCAGGATTTTTTCAAGGACCTTTTAGGACTTTTGAAAAATAAGCAATTGGTAGCTCAATTAAACCAATTGGAAAAAGGTAATGATTTGGTAGCAGAAAGCGTCGACCTATCTCTTTTAGAAAATTTCGATATTACCTTTTTCTATCGTCTATTTTGGGTATTTGCTAAATCTGGCAATCCTAAAATTAAACCGTTTGATGATTTCTTCATGGAGATGGAAGAGTTTCCTCTTGACGAAGTTTGTCCGCTAATGATGGAAATGTTGAATACGGTACTGCAAACAAAAAAGAAACAGACACATCAGAAACAGCAAGCGAAGAAGCCTTCACGGTAGAATCCTATCTATCTTGTTGCAAGGAAACTGGCTTATCTATCGATGATCTCAAGCACATTTCCATTGGGATGGCGTTAGATTATCAGACAGATTATGTCAATTTGCGTAGCAAAAATAAAACGGGTAGTCGGAAGGCCACCCAAGCTGATTTTGATGCATTTTAGAGAAAAAGTGAGTGCTGAGAGAGCGATTGTGAGGACAAGTTCCTTTATTTGACTAGTGTTCTGGTCATAGAAAACCTCTCAGCGCTCCTTATTTTTAAGGAAAGGAGGAAATATGGCAGGAAATATCAAAGGGATAAAAATTGAAATCGATGGCGATACCCAGCCCTTACAAAAAGCGTTAAAAGGTGTCAATCAAGAGTCTGCCAACGCAACAAAAGAGCTGAAACAAATTGATAATGCTTTAAAGTTTGATACTGGGAATGTTACCTTACTAACCCAAAAACAAGAAGTCTTACAGAAGCAAGTCGGAACCACTCGGGAAAAGTTAGAAACCTTAAGACAAGCTCAATCTCAAGTTGAGGAGCAGTTTAAAAAAGGAGATATTGGCGCAGATCAGTATCGTGCTTTCCAGCGTGAAGTAGAAGTGACTCAAAATCTCCTAAAAGGATATGAGGGAAAACTAGCTAGTGTCAATCAAGCTCTTGAGGGTAATGGGAATGCAACCAAGAATAACCAAACCCAGCTGAAAGAATTGCAGAATGAGCAAAAACTACTTGCCAGCGAATCTGAAAAAGTAGTTAGTTCGTTTAAACTGCAGGAAAGTCAGATGGGTGCCAACGCTAGTGAAGCTGACAAGTTGGCATTGGCTGAAAAGAAGATTGGCGCACAATCTGAAATTGTCGCTCGCCAAATTGAAAACCTTGAAAAGCAGTTAGAAATCACTAAAAAAGAATATGGTGAAAACTCAGCCGAAGCTAACAAGATGGAAGCAGAGCTGAATCAAGCTAAGACCGCTTTTAACAATCTCAACAATGAGATGAAGGGGACTAAGTCTGTAGCAGATAGCGCACAAGAAAGCTTGGGTGAGATAGCTAAAGCTGCAAGAGCTGAACTACTCCAACAGTTTAGTGAGAAATTGGGTGATATTTCAGAAAAACTTGTTGACGTTGGGAAAGAAGCTATTGAAGCTGCTGCTTCAATGCAAGCAAGTAATGCCCAATTTAGTACAGTTTTTGGGGATATGGAAGGTCAAGCTAGAGAGGCTCTTAATAATATTGGGAAAGAAATGTCTATTGTACCAGAACGATTACAAGGAAGTTTCACCCAAATGGCCTCCTTTGCAAAAACATCTGGTCTAGATACAGCTCAAGCCTTAGATTTATCTACTAGGGCAACTAAGGCAGCGGCAGATGGTGCTGCTTTTTACGACAAATCTATTGAAAGTGTTACTGAGAGCCTTCAATCATTTCTTAAAGGAAATTTTGCCAACGATGCGGCTTTGGGGATATCTGCAACAGAAACAACTCGTAATGCGGCAGCAAATAAACTGTACGGCAAGTCATTCAAGGATTTGAGCGAAGCGCAAAAGCAATTAACTTTGCTTCAAATGGTTGAAGATGGGAATGAACTTTCTGGAGCACTTGGTCAAGCTGCAAGAGAATCTGACGGCTTAGAAAACGTCATGGGGAATCTAAAACAATCTGGAACTAATGCCTTGGCTGCATTAGGTCAACCTCTTTTGGAAATGTTGATTCCTGTGTTTCAAGCTTTAGGAGACATTATAAAAGGTGTGGCAGATTGGTTTGGTACTTTGCCTGGCCCGATTAAAGAATTTGTTGTCATTTTAGGGACAGTTGTTACTGCTGTAGGAGTTATAGCACCGATATTCCTAACTTTACAAGCAGCTGCAACAGCTCTTGAACTTTCAATAGGAGGCATGATTGCCGCCGCGTTACCAATCATTGGGACAGCAGCTGCAATAGCGGCCGCAGTGGCAGCAGTCGTTGTCATTTTAAAATACTTATGGGAAACGAATGAAGGATTTCGTAACGCCGTCACAGTTGTGTGGGAGGCTATTTCATCTGTCATCAATACTGTTGTAGGTGAAATTTCAAACTTCATCATGAGTATTTTTGGCACTGTTGTAACTTGGTGGACTGAAAACCAAGAACTAATCCGTTCAATTACGGATGCTGTCTGGAATGGCATTTCCGCTATCATTAGCGCTGTTATGACTGTTATAGGTCCTCTTATAGAGGGAGAGTGGAATAATATTCAGATTATCACCTCTACAGTTTGGGAAGTGATTAAAACTGTAGTTGAGACAGCTATTAACGTTGTTTTGGGTATTATCAAGGCAGTGATGCAGATTATTACTGGTGACTGGTCTGGCGCTTGGGAAACCATCAAGAGCGTCGGAGAAACAATCTGGAATGGGATTGCAAGCGTCATTGGGACTATCTTTAATGGCATAGCGCAGGTATTGTCTAACATCTGGAACACTATCTCAACGGTTGCTTCAACTGTTTGGAATGGTATCAAATCCACTCTTTCAGGAATATTTGATGGTATTTCAAGTTCGGTCTCAAGTGTCTTTAACGGTATAAGAGATACGATTAGCAATATCTGGAACGGCATTAAGTCAACTGCAAGCAGTGTCTGGAATGGCATTAAAGATACAATCGGTAATGCTATTAACGGGGCTAAGGATTTAGTTGGTAGTGCAATTGAAGCTATTAAGGGATTCTTTAACTTTGAATTTAGATGGCCTCACATCCCTCTACCACACTTTAGTATTAGCGGTTCTCTTAATCCAGTCGACTGGTTGAGTAACGGGTTGCCAAGTATTGGCGTAGAGTGGTATGCCAAGGGCGGTATCTTGACCAAGCCGACTGTTTTCGGTTCAAACGGAAATAGCCTTATGGTTGGTGGGGAGGCTGGGAACGAAGCTGTCTTACCACTAAACGAACGCACCTTGGGAGCTATCGGTCGTGGAATTGCTCAAACTATGGGAGGTCTGTCTCCTGTTATCAATGTCAGCATTAGCGGAAATAACATCAGTGAAGAGATGGATATCAATCGTATTGCTGACGTTGTCGCTCAAAAGATTGCGGATGAACTGCAACGGAAAACACAACTTAGAGGAGGAATCGCATGATCAAACATAATGAATTGGTGATTGATGGTGTAGCAACCTCCTCTTTTCCTTTTGATGTCATTGTAGAAGAAGCGCCATCCATCGTGATTGCCAATAGTAAGACAAAACTATGGGAGCATGATGGAATTAGCGGAGCTATCCTGCAAACCAATCATCATAGAGGGATGGTTGAGAAATCCTATACACTTCACTTAGTCAAACCAAAAGAAGAGGACTTGAACCGTTTTCTGGCTCTCTTTGCCAGGGAAAACTTTTGGCTTGAAAGTGAACGTGTTAAAACCACTAAGATGTGGTGTTACAAGGTAAAAATTTCCGAGACTACTAGAAATCGTGCAGGATATTATGCGCTCAAAGTCACATTTGAGTGTCATCCTACAAAATTTTTTAAAGCTACGGACAATCAGATCTTCTCAAGAAGTGGCACTTTAAGAACCAAGGGCTCTGCTTTGGCTTTTCCGACAATTACCATAACTGGCCAGAGTACGACTGAAGTTAGTTTTACCGTGGATAGGCAGGTCATTCGCTTAGAAAGACTGTCTGGAAAAGCTATCATGGTAAATAACCCTAACAACCCTAGTTTCTTGGACGGAACAGGTTCCAGAATTAAGTGGACAGGGGATTTTATCACGATTGACCCAATCAAGAAACAAGATGTCGGGATTGTCTTAGGCGCTGGTATCAGTTCCATGACGATTGAGACTGTCTGGGGGTGGGCATAATGCTATATTTGCTTGAAAGCGATACTCGTAATGTTAAATGGAACGGTATTCCACTACATGAAGCGACTTCAGCTATCATCAAAGAGCAAATGAACGGGGATTTTACCCTTACTGTTCGCTACCCTATCACGGACTCTGAGATTTATCAACTTTTTCGTGAAGATATGTTGATAAAGGCACCAGCGCCTGTGATTGGTCCGCAGTTGTTCCGCATCAAAAAACCAGTGGAGAATGATGATCATTTAGAAATCACTGCTTACCACATCACTGACGACGTCATGCAGCGGTCTATCAATCCGCTGTCTGTCAACAAGCAGAGTTGTTGGCAGGCTCTTTCTCAATTGGTACAAGTCGCTAAGTCTTCTATCAATGATTTTTCATTTACTAGTGATATCACAGACAGGAGAACCATCAACACAAAAGAGGTAGAAACACTCTACAGCGTGTTGATGGATGGCGCTCACTCAATCGTGGGAACGTGGGAAGGAGAGATGGTTCGGGATAATTTCGCTATCTCAATCAAGCGAAATCGAGGAGAGGACAGAGGTGTTATCATCTCTACTCACAAAAACCTTAAATCCTATCAACGAACCAAAAACTCACAAAATGTTATTACTCGTATCCACGCTAAATCTACATTTAAGGCAGAGGGCGCCAAAGAAGATACAACGATTGCCATAACGGTTGATAGTCCGCTGATTGGTGCCTACCCTTACATCAACGAAAGAAGTTATACAAATAATAACATTCAGACCGTTGATGAGTTGACAAAGTGGGCTAGCGCTAAATTTACTAACGAACACATAGATAAGGCTACAGATGCCATTAAGATTGAAGCCTATGAACTTGATGGGCAGACTGTCCACATGGGTGATACGGTTAATCTGAAAAGCTATAAGCACAATGTGGACGTTTACAAGAAAGCCATTGCCTACGAGTATGACTGTTTAGCAAACAACGGACAGGGAGCCTATCTAACCATTACCTTTGATGACAAAGTGAAATCAGGAGGAGATGGTGGCGGAGTGACAGCAGTAGCAAATGCAATATTGGACAAGCAAGAAACACAATTTGACATTATGCTGGAGCGTGCAATCGCCAACTCTAACCGTGCCTTTGATGCTGAATTTGCCAAGCATGAAAAAAACATCACGGACGCTATTGAGCAGTACAAGGCTAAGGCGGAAGAAATGGAAACCAAGATCCATGAAGAAATGGAGAAAGAGCGTCCTGGGTTCGTGAAGCTAATCCATGAAGAGTTGATGAGTGGTGCGGACTCAATTGCTGAACTGAGTAAGAAACTGGAACAGGTCAGTGAAACTGCAAGGGTTAATGCGAGCTTGATTGGTGGGGACGGGAATACCCAGTACAATAAGAACCGCTTGAATGGTGGCACGGCTAAGAAAATCAGTTACGGAACGGATTTCGTGGAAGTCGGCCACAACGGAGAGGGCTTTGAAGTTGGTAAGAAATACGTTATAAGCTGGTCAGCAACCTGTACACCTTACGGCAAAACAGATGTGACTGTGGTAGTCAATAAGAATCCATTTTATGGTGGACACGTCCATTTAGCGCCTGCTAATACAGTCATGCCAGCGATTGATAAAGACCTTGTTCAGAAAGAGGAGCAGGTCTTGGCGGTCTACTACGGTGCCTATCGTCTGACATTCTCAGGGGACTGGTATCAGAATGTAGAGCAGTCTGTGATGATTGATAATCAGACAAGACGGATTGAACTAGCGCCAGTCTACAAGACGGTGGCTGACGGACAAAATTCAAGATATGACGGAAGTTGGAACGAGAGTCCAACTTTTATTTTTGATGGAGGAAGAACATGACAGAGACAATCCCAGTGAGGGTACAACACAAGCGTATGTCAGCGAACGACTGGGCAAGTAGCACTCTGGTCTTACTTGATGGCGAGTTAGGCATTGAGAGTGATACAGGCAAGGTCAAGGTCGGAAATGGGACTAACCATTTCTCAGCCTTGCAGTATCTAACAGGTCCTAAAGGCGACCGTGGAGACCGTGGGGAAACAGGACCACGAGGTGCGGACGGTGTTATGCGATTCGAGAACCTGACGAGTCAACAGAGAGAGGGCTTGCGTGGCGATAACGGTCATAGCTTAAATGCGAATGTACGTATTGAGGGAAGCTATCGAAACGGTGTGACTAGTCAGTTGAATTTGATCGCAGACGTCTACTATGACGGAACACGGTTAACCAATGGCTATACTGTTGATTATTACTACCGTGGTTTTGGGAACAATAACTGGCAAAGTTTGCTGAGCCAAACGCCCGATGCCAATGGAAAGTTTGGCCAGTGGAATGCTTCTCAGCGGTCAGGAGGCTGGCTTGAGGTCTACATCGTTGTAACGTACAACGGCATCAAAGCAGCTGCTAGTACACGGCTTGACAATGTTAGCGATGGTGCAACAGGTCCAGCTGGTGCACGAGGTGCTGATGGCGATAGAGGAGCAGATGGAGCGCCTGGTCAGAACATCATCAATCAAAATGGTGGGCAACCGATGAAGTATTGGTCTGGTACAAGGTCTCAATATGACGCGATTGCCAACAAAGATAGTAATACTATCTATGATATCTACAGTAGTACGTAGGAGGTAGTATGGCTAGAGAAGGAATTTATGTGGGTGGTAAGGAAGTTGTTCAGCGTTATGTAGGAACTCAGTTAGTTTGGGAGAAAAGAATACGAGTTTTAGAACTTTTTTCAAAATTTGTTATTGCGTCTCCGAGTTACGGAGAAAGTGTAATGAATATCTATGATTATAGATTTGGTTTCAGTAACTATTCTATTGACGAAGTTCGTTTCATCGGTAAAACTGAATCAAATGTTATTCCAGTAACACTAGAACGAGGTTATGGTAGCACCCACATTAAAGCCCGTTTTAGAAATAATGAAGACTTTGAGAAAGCGAAGAGGGATTTTAATTCTTCAAATGGAGAAACTTCTATGAAGTTTTACTCAGTATGGAGGTAACACATGGACATAACCATTCAAAACGTTCGTTCGCCTGCCCTTGAGCATGACGGACGATATTATAGAGTCTTTCAGCCACGGACACGAGATGAACTGTTAAAACTCCACCACATGGGTTGTGTGGGTGACACGGTGCTGACGGATATCCAATTGGAGCAGGGGGATTTTCCGACTAGCTTCGTGGAGCCTACTGTCACACAACGTACTCTATCAGGTCTCTTTAAGGATATGCGTTCTATTGAAATAGAACTAAAAGACCCAAACAGCACTCTATGGGGCAAAATCCAGCAGAATAACCAAGGGGCGCTGACTCAATTCTTTGATAAGAACGTTAAGAGTGCAATCGCTCAGACTGCTAAAGAAATCAGGCAGGAAGTGCGAGACGCTGCTAACAGTGCGAGGGTTCAAGTAACCCCAGAAGGTGTGACTATCGGATCTACTACTTTGACTGGTGAACAGTTAGCCTCTACCATTTCCGCAAGCCCTAGAGGGGTAGATATCATCGCCCCCAAAGTCAGAGTGAAGTCTGACATGATTGTGGATGGTGCGGTAACAGCTAGGAAGATGGCTGCGGGTTCTGTCACTGCTGAACATATTCAAGCAGGTGCCATCACAGGTGATAAAATCAGTGTAGATGATGCCTTAATCAAGAACCTGACCGCTAGAGATGCCTTGATTGACAAGCTGACATCTAAGGAAATCTTCACAACTAAGATTGAGTCTGTTGTATCTAGCTCAACCTTCCTACAAGCCTATCAAGGTGAAATTGGAGGTTTCACCTTGGGTCAGTTTGATAACGGAGGTGGTCGCTGGATTTCTGGTGTTAATCAATTCTCAGTTGGTATGGGTAATGGTGCTGGTTATGGTACCAAGACAGCCTTCTGGGCAAATTGGGGCGGTAACTGGAATCAAGCAGGACCGAATTCTTGGCATGTGGACACAGATGGGCAGATGTATTGTAATAACAACGCTGACTTTAAAGCTAAAGTCGACTTCTCACATACATCAAATGCTAACTTTTACGGAAGGACGCATTTCGAGAATTCTCCTTTTTTCAAAAATGGAATCGATATGGGGAATAAAGACATTTATGGCGAAGGTGGAAATCCAGCTGGAGGCAGAAATAGAACCGTTTGGTGGAATCAACTTACTACTGGGCTATTTCGTGAAAAAGCTGGAATCACTTCGAGTTCAGATAGACGCTTGAAAGAGAATATTAAAGAGAGTACAGTTAATGCCTTGGATAAAATCCAAGCATTAAACATGGTCTCTTTTGATTTCATCGAGAACCAGAAGCATGAAGAGGTTGGTTTGATTGCGCAAGAAGCGCAGAACGTAGTACCTGAAGCAATTGAAACAGATGAAACAACATCTTATCTGTCTATTAATTATTCAAAATTCGTACCCTACTTACTGAAGGCTATTCAAGAACTAGACCAGAAAATCAAAGAAATGGAGAAACTACATGGATAATCACACAATCGACAAGCTAGCAGCTGAGTCACTCGCTAACCGCTTGGGAGAAGGTGAATTGAATCGTGCGTATTTAGAGGCATACTATACGCTTGCTTTGACTGAATTGCAGGCCTTTAAAGCCGTGCTGGAATATGAACCAGCACTTAAAGAACTATTTGAAGAAACACAAGCAAAAATGAAAGGAACTAACTAATGACTTACAAATTAACAGGAAGCCCAACCTTAAAAGGGGAAAAGAACGTCACTATCGTAACGATTGAGAAAGAAGAACCTGGACGCTACAGCTATGAGCGTGTTGAATTGCCAGGAAACCGCACGAATGATAATGAAGAAGTGCTGATTCAAGCGGTTTTAGACTTCATTCGTACAGAACTTGACCCGACAAATGCCATTGTGCAAGCACAAGCGAAATTAGAGCAGACTTTGGCTAAATTGGAACAGGCTGAGCAGAAAGTAGCTCAAGCTCAAGCCAATCTTGAACAAACTCAAGAAAAATTGACGCAAGCAGAAGCGAAGCAAAATGACCTTGAAGCACTTGCCAATCGCATTAATAAAGTAGTGCGAGTGATGGCTCAAGATTCAATTATGGGTGAAAAAGTATCTTACGGCACAACCTACAAAGAAATGGTTGAACTCTTCCCTCTCGCTGAAGTCGGTAAAGTTTACGAGCCTGGTGCAATCTTTGCGGTTGAAGACCCAAGCCACGCTGAAATCTATGGAGAAGGCAAGCGTATCTTGATTCAAACAAATCAGTCCTTTACTTATCAAGGAGAAACCCTTACTCAACTTGAAGGAACACCGTACCAAAATGGTGTTCTAGCAACTTGGAAGTTTAACGCACCGAAAGCACCAAATGAACAGTAGAGGTGCTTTATGGCAGAATTTGAACGTTTAATTGTCCAAATTTTTCTCTCTCTGATTCCTGTTGTCGGACTTTATTTCTCAATGAAAGACCGAGCAACCAAACAAGAAAATCGGCTCACGGTTTTAGAAAAAGATATCGAGAATCTGAATGAATTTAAAAAATCTGCAAACAAACGACTAGATAACCATGATGAACAGAACAAGGCTATCTTGGTACTTGCAGAACAAGTTAAATCGCTAGGTGAAGATGTCAGAGAGTTGAAAACGCTAATTCAAAGCAAAAGCTAAGAAAGGGGCGCAGAATGGTCTGTAATCTCAATACGACCAATCTTGCTCAAGTGGATGGCGGTTACCTCATCAAACAGGGTGATGTGGCTTCTACCTTTGGCTTTGTCCTTTTAGACGAAGATTATCGAGCCGTCCCCTCTCTTGAGGGGGAGGTGGCGGTCGTTAGTCTGACCATGGGCAAGTACCAATGGAAGAAGAAAGTAACTGTCACGAACTCAAGCGTGAATTTTAATCTGGACGCTATCTTGCCAATTGGGAAATACCGCTTAGAGATTAGCGCTGGTGGGTATATTTTCCCGAGTGACAAAGAGACACATATCAAGATAGTGGCTTCAGATAAAGAATTGGTCACAGAGGAGGTCCATGCTCTCAAGGAGCTGGATATAGCAGAAGAAGTAAAGAAACAGCTTGCAGGTAGAACTGCAAGCGAAGGTGGAGCATGTCAGGAAATCCCTGATTTGCTCTTTTATTATAATCTAGGAAAGGTTTAAAACATTATGGACACAACAAAATTAGTAGCATTTGCACAAGCAGTCGGGGTTGATATCAAGGAATTGAAACAACTGCTTAATGGCAAGGTTGATAATGCGACAGTAACACAACTGATTGAGCAAGCTAAAACAGCAGTCAAAAATGAGATTTTGGGCGAGGGTGTATCTGAAGATTTGAATACGCTGAAAGAAATTGCCGAAAAAATTGCAAGCATGAGCGGTAGCACTGAAGGCGCGGTTGTACAAAAAATCTCAGATTTAGGTACACGACTTGACACTTTTGCCAATCTTGATTTAGTCGCAACATATACTGCAGCGAAAGCGTGATTGCTATGAGCAATTTAGAAGAATTCGCTCAAGCAGTCGGTCATGATGTAAAGGTGCTGAACCAAAAGCCTGAACCAAGGCTGACCTTGACAGGAAATACCCTCGGCATTGTCGGGGGTAATAATGTTACCTTACCGCTACCCGAAAACGTAGGCCATGAAATCCGTGGGACAGGCTCACCAGAAGGGCGTATTGTTGCGGATATTGGTACTACTTACGTAGATATCAATGTCACAAACGGTGCTCTCAAGTGGATTAAAGAAAAAGGTAGTGGCAACACAGGATGGCGCGTTTTAATTGGTGATACAGGTTGGAGGACGTTAAGCAGTGTCTCTAGAGCAGGCAACTCGTTCATCAAAATACGAAGAGTTAACAACTTAGTTACTTATCAATTCGGGGGCTTGCAGTGGGGTTGGTTTGGAGTAGGCAGACGGAATGGACCTGGATTTGTAAGACATAATAGTAGCGGAGACAAAGGGGCTAAACTTACTTATCCTAACGGCATTCCCGAAGGTTTTAGAAGCGAAAATTCGCTTGTAGGACCAATTTATGATGATAAGGGTAGACCTTATGGAATTTGGTATTTAGGCGGTAAATCTGACTTAAATTTCATTCAATTCACATTTAACGAAGACATCCCAACCAAAAAAGATATTGGAGATATTCGTGTGAGCGCTATCTCATACTTGACAGATGAGCCTTGGCCTACGAAATTACCATAAAAGAAAGGAAAACACATGATTAATTGGAAACTACGACTACAAAATAAATTTTTCTGGCTGACCGCAATCCCAGCCTTCTTGCTTGTCTTGCAAGCTGGTGCAGCAGTCTTTGGATATCATCTGGATTTGGGTGATATCGGCAACAAGCTGATTCTGCTTGT